TCCCAGTTTCTAACGACTATCGTAGAATTGGTCTTGTTCGTGATCCTTATAACTTTGGTACTAGTGTAGTTTCAACTGCAGTAACTATGTCTGCAACAAAATCAATTACTCTTGCCGCCGCTGGTTTAAGTGGAACATTTGTAACTGATGAAACAATCACAGGTGGTACCTCTGGTGCATCTGCAAAGGTAATTGATTACGATTCCACAACTAGAATTTTACGCTATTACCAAGACATTAACACTGGATTTATCGCAATTCAAGCGGCAGAAACAGTGACGGGTGGTTCTTCTTCTGCAACTGGTACAGTAGATACTCTGAACAATCCTGAAGTAGAACCGGACAGCGGTGATATCATGTATGTCGAACACAGACGCCCAATTAATCGTGCATCTGACCAGATTGAAGATATCAAACTCGTTGTTGAATTCTAATCTAAATACTTGTACAAAAAGATTAGATTAGAATAAAACCGCACTGGAGAAATAAATGGCAGTTATCGACTTTAATGTAGACCCTTATTATGATGACTTTGAAGGCGCCGCGGGTGCCAAATCAAAGAAGTATCATCGTGTACTCTTTCGTCCTGGATTTCCTGTTCAGGCGAGAGAGTTAACACAGTTACAATCAATTCTTCAAAATCAAATTGAAAGATTTGGTAGTCATGTATTTGAAGAAGGATCGATGGTGATTCCTGGTGATGTTGCATTTGATATGGAATATGATTTCATTAAGGTTCAATCTACATTTAATGCACAGAATGTTGAAAGTTATAGAACAGACTTTGTTAATAAAATTATTACCGGTAGTGAAACTGGCGTTAAAGCGAGAGTTATTGGAACTGTAGCGGCAACCTCTAGCACTCCAATGACGCTATACATTAAGTATGAAGATAGTGGTACTAATAATACAACGAATACCTTTTCTATTGGTGAAACTGTAACATCTCTCAATGCGGATAATACTCAATTAAAAAATCAATTTCTTACCGCAGACCAAACTACTGAGATTTCTGCATCTATAAGACCTACTGGAACTGTTAGAAGTGTAATTAATGTTGCACAGACAGATGCCGGTGGGTTATTAGAAGCAGGATTAAGCGACACAGTAGGTACTGGTTCTGCGGTAAGAGTAAATGCTGGTGTCTATTTTGTAAATGGGTTCTTTGTTGCTAACGAAAACCAAACCATATTGTTGGAACCATATCATAATGCTCCATCATATCGTGTTGGTTGGAAAGTTGTACAAAGCACACTAACACCAGAAGAAGATGAAACACTAAAAGATAATGCACAAGGAGCATCAAACTTTGCCGCTCCTGGTGCCCACAGATATAAAATTACTCTCACTCTTGAAAAAAGAGCATTAGATGCAACTACTGATACAAACTTTATCGAATTGGGTCGTGTTAAAAACGGTACTATTCAAAGATTTGTCAAGAAAGCAGACTATAATGTTCTTGCTGAAGAGTTTGCAAGAAGAACATATGACGAAAGTGGTGACTATGAAGTTAAACCATTCAAAGTCGATGTTCGCGAAAGTTTAATCTCTGGTAATAACAGAGGTATCTTTACTACCTTAGAGGGTGGACTTGCTGAAAATCTTGCTTTAGGCATCGAACCTGGTAAAGCATATATTCAAGGTTATGAAGTTGAGTTACAAGCAACTCGTTTTTTGAATGTTGAGAAACCAAGAACATTTAATCGTGTAGTAGATACACCAATTCAGACACCAATTGGCAATTATGTAATTGTACAAAACGTAACTGGTATGCCTGAGATTGATGATTATGAAGAAATTTATATTTACGATGACTTTGTTGGTGGTTCACCAACAGCAATTGGTAGTTGTAATGTAAGAAGTTTCATGCTTCATAGTGGCGACTATGATGACGCACATACTGGTGCTACTGAATTTAAGTTTGGTATTTTTGATATTGTTATGAACCAAGGTAAAGATTTTGCCAGAGATGCTAGAGCATTTGGAGATAATTCAACTGCCGCAAGCGCAACATTCAAATGTGATATCTCACCTAAACTAGTAACACTCACAGGTAGTGCTACAGTAGGCACAGGCGCAGTAACCGTAACTGGACAAGGAACACTGTTTAATTCACAAGTGAGTGTAGGAGACCGTCTATACATCAACGACACCGATGTTGGTGAAGTTGCTACAATTACTAACAACTTATCTCTAAACCTTACTGCTAACGGTCTAGCGGCGATTACTTCTGGTTCTGTGAAGCGTTTTAGCGCAGAGATTATCAGACCAGATAGAAAAATTCTTGTATTCGATACAAACTACTTCCGTATGAGAAAAGTTCGTGGTGATAGTTCTGCCACACCAGATAATGTTGCATCCACTAACTACACTGTTCGTAGAAAATTTGCAACAGGAACAGTAGCAAACGCAAACAATGGTTCTGTGTCATTTACTGCCGCCGGAACCGAAGAGACATTCGCTTCTACTGGCAATATTTCTAACTTTACACTTATTATTAATACACCTGCAGGCGGTTCGGCAAGAAGTGCTGGTGATGTTCTAAAGATTACAACGTCAAACTTAACCCTTACTGGTTCTGACCGCACACTAAACATTAGTGAACTTCACAATCTAACTGATACTCCTGTAACTGATGGTGATACAGTAGATTTGATTGCTTCAGTTGATGTTCGTGGTAATGATGCTGTTGAAAAAAGTAAAACATTAAATCTTAATCAAACAAAACAAGTTACTACGCAAGCAGAAGCACAAAACACAGTTATTAAACTCGGTAAAGCAGATGGATATCGATTGGTATCTATTAAAATGTCTGCTGACTTTAGTACTAATGCAACAGCATCCGATTTAGATATTACTAGTAGATATGATTTCGACACGGGACAAAAAGATGCATATTACGACTTAGCAAGCATTAAGTTAAAATCTGGTAATCCTGCTCCATCTGGCAGATTGCTCATTACTTTTGATTACTTCACTCATGGTGCTGGAGACTATTTCTCAGTAGATAGTTATGATGGCGTTATTGATTATGAAGATATTCCTACATATATCTCATCTGGAACTGATGGTGCATCATATGACTTGCGAGATAGTTTAGACTTTAGACCTAGAATTGATGATGCTGGAGTATCATTCACAGGTTCTGGTTCAGCAAAAGGTGAACTACCTGTAATCGGAACCAATGTAGAAGCAGATTTCTCATATTACTTACCTAGAATTGATAAAGTTGTTGCTAACTTTGACGGAGAATTCTTTGTTGTCAAGGGTGTTCCTGCAGATGACCCTAAACCACCTGCCGACTTAGATAAGGCAATGACGTTATTTGTTGTAAGTTATCAACCATATGTACTTAATACAACAGAAGCAATTGCGAAAAAAATCAATAACAAACGATATACAATGCGCGACATTGGTAAATTGGAAACTAGAATTAATAATCTAGAATTGATTAGTAGTCTTAACTTACTTGAAAAAGCAACAACCGACCTACTAGTTAAAGATGTTAATGGTAATGATAGATTAAAGAATGGATTTATTGTTGATCCATTTAGTGGACATGGCATTGGTAACGTGTCAAATGAAGATTATCGTATTGCTGTAGATATGAAGAGAAAAGTTGCGCGACCAATGGCGCACTCAGATATTGTTTCTTTAGTAGAAACTGTATCTACAGACGCCGAGAGAGCAACATCTGGATACAAAAAACACGTTGATGGTATTATCACTCTTCCATATTCAGAAGTTTCTTATATTAATAATCCATATGCATCAGACACAATGGATGTCAACGCATATAAAGTTTCCGCCTTTACTGGTGAAATGATACTTACTCCAGCATCAGATGACTGGAAAGATACAACTCGCAGACCTGACCTAATTGTACAAGATGATAACAACTTTGATGCAATTCAATTCTTAGCAGATGAAATTGGAGTTGAAGGTACAGTTTGGGAAGGTTGGCAAGATAATTGGTTTGGTGCTACCAATCAAACAAGCGTAAGGGGTGGTCCTGTCCGTTCTGGTAGATTTATTGGATTTAATACTGTAACAACGACTACCCAAGAGGTTGGACAAATCAACATTGGAACAGAGACTTCTCTTCAAAGTAGTTATGTAAACAAATCTCTTGGCGATAAGATTGTAGACCTTTCTTTGATTCCTTACATGCGTGAAATTCCAATTCACGTTTCTGTTGGAAACATGAAACCGCGCACCAAAGTACAAGCATTCTTTGATAATGTTAATGTTAATGCATATGTTCTTCCAGATGAAAAACTAACAGTAACATCAACAAATCGTACTGATTTTCAGTTTACCCCAATGGCAGACCCTGGATCACAGGCAGATACAGATAGTGCAAGATTTTGGGATTCATTTGACCAAAATTCTGGGTCATGGTTAAAGCAACCATTTGCCGCATTTGGATTTGGTGATGTGGTTCGCAACCAAGTACACACACCAACAACTGTAACTAACGTAACTCAAGTTGGTAATGTAACAACTATCACACTCGCAAGCGTGAATGGTATTGCAGTTGGTCATATGGTCACCTTTGCCAACATTGGTGGTGCGATAGAACTTAACTATGACGGTGTTAATGATAACAGATATTTTGTAGAAAGTGTAAACACTGGAACAAATCAAATTACTATTATTCAAATTGATTATAATAATTCACCTGTATCTGCACTAACCGCATATACCAGCGGTGGAACTGCTACAAGATTGCAAGCATCTGGTGTTGTCTCTTATCAGAGACCAGATGATCCTAATGGTGCCGCTAACGCTCCTGTTGATATTAATATTACAAACAGACAAAATGGATTTGCAATTGGTGACGTTTTAACAGGAACACTTCTTAATAATGCTGGTAATATTAACCAGTGTACAATTACAGCGGTGAATGATGTAACAGATGCTACATCAACTGATGTTTATAAGAAACTTCAGAAGTTTGGTGGTGATAAGATTACTGATGATGATGGTTCATTTAATGGCGTATTCGTTGTACCAAACAATGCATCAACACAGTTTAGAACTGGTGAGAGAGTATTTAGATTAATAGACAATATATCGAACAATCTAGATTACGGAACACACTCAACCAAAGCAGAGAGAATTTTCCATGCTTCTGGTCTAAATGAAGAGAGAGAAGAAACAATTCTATCTGTTCGTCAAGCAGAGTTTGTTCGTGACCGCGTACAGCAAGATAGAGTTGTGACAAGAAGTATTGGTCAATCTTCAAGATTTACCCCAACTCGTAGAATTGGACATGATCCACTTGCACAAACTTTTGTAGTTCAAGATGTTATTGATGGAGCAATGATTACTAAAGTTGATTTGTTCTTCTCTGCTAGAGGTACTCGCCCATTAATTGTACAGTTACTTAATACTAAAGATGGAAATCCATCAGGTAAAATTCTAGCACAGAAAACAATTCCTGCATCAGCAATTAATACTTCTGATGATGCTACTGTATCAACCACCATTACCTTTGATAGTCCTGTGTTTATGCAACAAGACGCAACTTATGCGCTTGTTCTTAAAGCAGATGAACCTGGAATGAGAGTATTCTTCTCTGAAGTTGGTAAAACAAATATTGGTGATGGTCGAATTGTATCTCAAAATCCGTTAACTGGAACAATGTTCTTATCGCAGAATGGTGGAACATGGACTCCTTTCCAAACTAGAGATTTGAAGTTTACCTTACATCGCGCCGAGTTTAGTGATGCAGTTGGACAAATTAACTTTCAAAACTCCAGAAATGGTTACACAACTTTAAGAACTGACCCATTTGAAACAACAACTGGTTCGAATAAAGTTCGTGTGTATCAAAGAAATCATGGATTTGTTGCTGGCAACAAAGTATCAATTGCTGGAGTACCTAGTGGATTCTATGGTGCAAACTCAACAAGCGTTGGTATTCCACACACAGAGTTGAATGGACAACATACAGTTGTTGCTCCAGTTACTACAGACACATATGTCATTGAAGTTACTGAAGCAAACATCGCGGATGGTGGAGCGTATCCTGGAACTGAAGCAGATATTCTTTCTGCAGATTTTGTTGGGGGTGCTGGAGTTCGCGCAACTAGAAATCTACCAGTTGACGTTATTACTCCTACTGTTACACAACTAAAGTTTGCAAACACATCATTAACATATGACTTGAATATCGGCAATACAAGCGGAGTATTTACTGGATTGCAAAATATTCCTGAAAATGATATTACATATTTTACAGATAGAAAATCTATAATGTCATATGATAATCAATCAACGGCAGGATATTCTGCTCAACTAAGAGCAACATTGTTTAGTGCTAATTCTTTTGTAAGTCCTGTAATTGATAGTCAGAGAGTATCGTTATGTACTGTTGCTAATAGAATTGATAACTTGACTGCATCTGATGTCAATGTTGCTGACTTTGATAATAGAACTGTTGCTACTGCAAATACAAATATTGCATACTCTGCAACTAATAGTACTATTACAACCACTGACGCAACTCTTAGAGAAGAGTTTGATACATTAGATATTGGTAAAGAAATTACAACTAGTGGTTCAGGTAACGCATCAAATGATAAAACTTATATCATCACAAATTACAAAAATGATGGTACCACATCGACTATTACAGTTTCGCCTGCTCCTGGAGTAGATGAAAGTGCTAGTAGTGCTATCACTCTTATCCAAGCAGAGAAGTTCATTCACGATATTGCACCCGTTGGCGCAACCAATCTTGCAAACTATGTCACTAGAAGATTTACATTAGAAAATTCTTCTACCGCGATTAAGATTTTATATGAAATGAACAGACCTGCCGGAACAACAGTTGATGTTTATTATAAAGTATTGCCTGATGGTGATGAAGCAACATTTGACACCATTCCATATGTACAAACTACGACAGAAATTCCGGATTCACCAGATGAAAATCAATTCATCTTTAGAGAAAGAACACATCTAGTCGAAAATCTAAATGGATTCTCATCAATTGCCGTGAAGTTGGTGTTTAAATCTACTAATCCAGCAAGCGTTCCGCAAATCAAAAACTTGCGTGTACTTGCACTGGCGGTGTAATATGTCTTCTAGACTTAGAATTGAAGGGCATGATAATTTAGTTAGAGATGTGTCAAGTGGTGCAGTAATTAACACTTCTAGACACGAATATATTCAATTTATGCAGGCGTATAATAATAAAACCGCAGAAAAACAAAAAGTAGAGCATCTATGTGATGAACTAAATAGTTTAAAAGATGAGATGACAGACATAAAGAATTTGTTAAAAGAAATTTTGGAGAAATAATATGGCAGTTACGCAAGTATTATCAACGGACAGTTTAGACCAGTGGCGTCAAAAAACAAATACAGTATCTACAACTTTAGGTGATCCTGCTTCTCTTCCTGCTGGTGTAACAACTGTTGTTGGTGGTGTTAATTCTTTGAATAATAATGTTGGGGATTTGAATAACTTATCAACAGCAAATAAATCAAATATAGTTAGTGCCGTTAATGAAGTAAAAACTAATTTTGATAATTTATCAACCGCAACTGCATTGACGCGACCACAGTTGATTGCATTTGCATAGGAAGTAAAAATGGCAGTAACTATATTCGACAGATTAATATCTCTAAAGGAATGGTTTACTAGAACTAATACAATGTTTAATGATGTTGGAGATACAACTTTATTAGATGTATCTCTTGGAAATAATATTATCAACGGCATTGGAGTTGTTGAAACGAAAGTTGGAGATACTTCATTACTTGCGGGTGATATCAGTACTGGCGATGTTGTTGGTACTATGAACGAATTGAGTGATAGAATTACAAGAGCGAGAATTTCAGAGGGAGAACCTCTAGCATATGATATGCATCCTATTCATGTTGTTGGAACTGACACTGATTTAGATGCACATGGATTTTATGAATAAATACTATAAAGGATAGAGGAAACAAATGGCAAAC